GGGAGATAGTAAACATGTCATAGATATTTTTCTAACAGGCGGTTCGTGTTCCATACTTACATCACAATCCATATGCCAATCATAAAAACCACCCTCTGGGTATTCTGTAAATTGTGCGTTTTCTGTTATTTGTATATCACCAAAACCAAAATGATTTTTATTCATCTTTTGAATAAATGAATTAACTTGATTATACATTGGACTCATTTCTTTAAATGGTATCCAACTAATTGTAGTTACTCTTTTTTTAGTATTTACTCCGCCTTCAGGTTTGTTAACACCAACTTTAGCCTGCAAAGGTTTTTGTCTTCTACCACACTCAATAATTTGTCTACACTGATTTGGTGTAAATAATGGTACTGTTGTATGAGCAATCCAACTTTTCCATTTAGGTTCTGTTATCACCATTATGCACTCCTGTTTTTAACTGGGTTATATTCTACATCCATATTACAAGCTAGTGTTCTTCGTATACTATTTGTGCTATTAAAGGGATAAACACAATGCCTCATGTCATATGGAAAAATAAAAAATCTTCTTTCTCTTAACTCTGGTCCGTAGTCTGTATTAGCAAATTGACCAGATGAATTACCTAGTATTTGTAAAGAACCATTCATAGGTTTATCAGATGCTGAGTACTCAACACCAGTATGTTCTGGTAATTTTAAAATCATAACTGAGGACAAGCCTGTATACAAAGTACCTTGATGTATATGAACTGGATTATATTCATTAGCTTTCATTTCATTTACCCATATAGAATTTAAATGCATTTTGTATTGTTTAATTTTATTCCAATCTAAATAATGTTTCATTACTTCATGAAACCATCTTCTTACATCTAGAGGTAAGAAATTATGTGAATGCATTTTGTCATTTGGTGGACCATTAAAAAACAACGAATGTTCATTTTGAATTTTACCAACCAATTGTGGATTTGCTTTAGGTAACATGCTTTTTTTAGTTTCATATATATGATTTAAGGTATTAAATATATCAAAAGGAACCTCATAGGTTAATACAGATTGACCTAGAAATATATAATTAAAATTTAATGTGCCCATATTTTTTTATTATTCTTTGTGGTATTTTTTCTATGTAAGGATTATATTCTTTTTTAATTAATGGTTTAATGTTATGCATATTATCACCTACAACACTATCATCATAGCTTATATTATTTATATTTATTTGTTTTAAATTTGAATAGTAATGCTTATCATAGTATGGTATATCTAAAAAATTATACACTTTAATAATTTCTTTTTTAGTATTACTAATTAAATTATCATATGAAATGAAATGACATATTTGTGGATAGTTGTAAGCATTTTTAATTGCATCAAGTTCTTTTCCAACTGCACCTTCTTTGTGCATTATATAAGATAATTTTTCTTCATCTGTTTTTCCATATTTATTTGGAAAAGCATTTGGATTTTCTGTATACCATTTTATATAACTTGCTAATACATCTATTAAATTTCTAATTAATACTATACATTTAAATGATCTTCCAAAGTGTTTTGTAACTAATTTAAAATTATTAGGTGTCATAACAGGACCACGATCTATTATATATTTTTGCTTCCAATCTTTATAGTAAAGATCAAAGACAGAATCCATAACATTATTTAAAGATTTATTATCAGGAAAATTTTTAAAAACATCTGTGTATTTTAATAAAAATAATTCTTTTAAAATTTCTAAAGTAATAGAATTAGCAGTACAAACTACATCAGGATTTTGATTCATAATAGATGCAAATAAAGTATTACCAGATCTTGGCATTGCTACCAAAAAGAAAAGTTTTTTATTCTTGTTTTGCAATAGAATTTTTTTCAAATTCAAGTTTGGCATTTTCTTTCTTTTGATTTTCTATTTGTAAATCTTTTTTAATTCTTTCTATTGATTGTAACTGACCTAACACATTAAATACTTCTGGTTGACTAGATCCTTCTGTTAATGTTTCTGCTTTATTTTTCATAATCAAATGATAAGAATTTAATTGGTGTGTGTTTACATCTTTATTATCAAAAGAACCATCATCAAATTTCTTTTTAAATTTAGACCAAAGTTTTATTTCTCTCATTCTATCTCTAGCAACTAATTGCATTCCTGCTTTTTGATATGTTTTTTCATCTATATCTATTTGCAGTAATTCTTTTTTTAATGGGTCTGTTTCTTTTTCAAACTTTTCCTGTATTCTTTTTTGTTTAACTTCTGCTCTTCTATAATCAAAAGATAATTGCATTAAGTTTTCTAAAAATACATTTTGTTCTCTAACACACTGCCAGTACTTTGCAGCCTTTGTTGGATACTTTGCATCGTTTAATACAGAAAATTGCATTTCTGTTTCTGTTCTAAACATTTGTTTTTTAGTCCAAGTATCTCTTAACTCATCTGTTAAATTTTTAAATATCTTAACTTCTTCTGGATCTAATAAGTTATTAAGATTAGGTGCTTCTTTTTCTATTAAAGCTTTTATATTTCTCTTTTCCATATTTTCCTTATATTTTTTGTATTATTTGTTTAATGTCATCTTGCATTTTTTTACCCATAGAATTTGCATGATTAATTATGGCAGCACATAAGTTAGCTTGATAGGGAAAACCTTTTAAGGCATCTCGTATTTTACCAACAGGTTTACCACCATAATCTATTACTATAGCATTATCTTTGTTTAATCCTATTTTTAATTCAAACAATATTCCAGTGTATTTATCTAGATTATTTTTTTCTTTCATCAGACACACTCTCCTTTTGTATATTAACTGGAGTTAGTGCAGATATAGAGTTCATAATTTTAACAACTTCTCCATATGGTCTAGTCATTAAGTATCTCATTATATCCATTAACTGCTCCGAGCTAATTGCATAGGTTTTTGGTGTTGCCTGTTTTGTTTTGTTTTTATCTTCAGCCATTTATCCTCCTATTAAAATGGTATATCATCATCATCAACACTATTATCAAAGTGTTTAGATAACGTTTTTAAGTTTTCTTCAGCATTAGATATTTTTGTTAGAACTTTATCTAACTCATCTAAAAACTGTGGATGTTCTCCTATAGCAACTGGTTTATCAAAATAAACTTTAGCAGTTGCTTTACCTGCAGCTATCTCTGCTTCATATTTACGTTTAAGTGCATCTAAAAATAGATCTCTCATTACTCTGCTCCTTTAAATTGGTAGTATTTGTTTTCTACTAAATCCTCTTCATCAAAGTAAGGATTAGTTTTTGCTGCTTTAGATTCTCTAGCATCTCGTATGGTTTGGTTTAACGTTCTACCTTCACGCAAACAACCTGCAACGAAATCTTCTAACTCAAGTATTGCCTGTTTAACTTGCCCCATTATTAACCTCCTTGATTAATCTATTTAAATACCATTGTGCTTTTTCTAAATCTTGTAATGGTTCTCCCTTAAACTTATAACGAGAAACATATTTTAAAACATTACCTTTTAAATATCCATGATACTCATCACTAGTCATGCAATCTCTTATGACTTCTATAGTTTCTTTTTTACCATGCTTGTAATGCGAAGGTGAGTGCACATTATCATGCTTCCTCTCATTCTCATATGAGATATCATGATTGTAATCCTTCTCATATTTATAAGTTCTTTTAGCATCTATGGGTTGCTCGAACACATAATCTTTCCAAGATTTATCTTCTTCCATACTCTCTCCTTATAGTTTTAATATCAATTAACTCCATGTTATAATTACCATCTTTAACTTCTTTTTTAATAATTAAACCACTCCACCACATATGCTGAGTATCTCTAGCAAAATGTTCTGGATGATTTAAGTAGCATCCAGCAGATAGTGCATTTAATTTTTTACCATTTGGTAATGTAGATACTGCATAATCTAATAAATGACTATGACCTACTGTAGCAGAAACTTTATGTTTTGTTAAGATAGATCTTGCAATATTTTCACCAGATATTGCACTGCCCATAATACCAGATGGCAAGTGGTGGCAATAATGCACACCATCTACTACTTTAATTTTTTTATATGGTATCTCCTGCCAACCATACTCTTTAAACTTGAGATCACTTATTTTTAATGTGCCATCAAGTTCTGGATTTTCATCTACAAATCTATCTATTCTATCTTCATGATTACCATGTAACATAATTTTTCTAGCTTTATGTTTACCTAAACCTTTATTAAACAAAGCTAATGCTTCATGAGAATGATCCATATCTTTTTGATATCTTCTACCTTCAAATGATTTCTTTGCTCTATCATAAGAGGATAAAGAATCCATACTACAAAAGTCACCCATACATATTATGTGTGAAACTTTATAATCTGCTGCAAGTTTACCTGCCCACAGAAATCTTTCATTGCTTGCTTTAGGTGTACAATGGGGGTCACCTATAACTAAATGTGTTGCCATTAGTTTAACTCCTTATCTCGTTTCATTTTTAAGTATTCAAGAAAATCAACAACATTAGACTCATCATCAAATTCTGCTACAGAACTTATACTTAAGTCTTTAGTATTTTTTTTCTTGTCATCAGCAAATCCACGAAGTCCCCACAGAAACGTTGAATGAGGGTCGGAGGTTGCCATTTTTATCATGCCTCTAGCTATTGTAGAACATAATTCATATTCTTCTGTAGACATTTTAGAATGACTATCCATAATAATACCACAGTGAAAACCTTTTTGCCAAGGACTTACTATTACCTTAACAGAATTAATATAATTTACTTTACTTTTTTTCATTAATGCCAATACCTATTATAATTTTCTTTATTATATTCTACAATTTTATGTACATATCCCCTCTTCATACTTTTTTTACCAAACTCTTCAGCTTCTTTTTCTTTATCAAATACTATGTTAGTAAACATTCTATATTCCTTTTCTTTTTTTTGTTTATATATTACAAAATATAACATCATAAGAGTTGGTGAAGAACAGACCCCTCAAACTACTCTCCACCAGCCTCCATAGTCTCATCCTTTTTAGGATTATTGACTTCTGTGTACCAAACCCATTTAGGGTTTTTACCTTTAGATTGCTGTTGTGGTAACAACTGCAATTTATCTCTTCCCCAACAAGGAAGTTTGTATGGGCAGTATGAGCATACAAAACCCAAAACTCTATTACCAGTAGGTTTAGTTCTAAATGTTTCTGCAATATCATTATAACATCTTTTAAACTCTACTTTATTTTTAATAGCTTTAACATTATCTTTAGCAGTTTTTAAAGCATTTGCTTTATGTTCTTCTACAGATGCTGGTGTTTCACACACAGTCCACTCACCAGTAGATTTATTAATTGCTATCCAACCACCAAACTTTTTGTTCTGACTTTCTCCATATAGAAAACCTTGTGACGCATAGCCAAAGGAATCGTCACGAACAACTTCGTTAAATCCACCTGCTTCACCAAACTTTTTTTCAAAAGAATATGGTGATGCACTTTTAATATCCCAAACTTTTTCATCAATTTCAACATCTTGTCTACCTTCAATTGTATTACCATTAAATTTATATGTAACTTTTTTTTGTTCATTTTTAACATTTATTCCAGATGACTTCATAACAAACAATGCTAATGCTTCTATCAAATCACCAAAAGTATTTCTCATTTTTACATTGTAAGGTTGACCTTCACCCTTGATACCTTTAGCTTCCATTTGTAATTGGCATAATGGTCTACCAACATTAGACATTCTCAATTCAAACTTATCTCTTCTCTCTTCTTCAAATTGTTTTAGTAAGGCGTTTTTACACGCCTCACCAAACTCCTGTACTAACTGTTTGTCTAGTTTAACAGGACCTTTAGATACTGTATCTAAATACTGCTGTACTTTTAATAGTATATTATTCATTATTTAGAAAGCACTTGTTCTGGAAGTTCACTACCCACATCATCAACAATCTGTGCGTCTACCTTATCAGAATTATTTGCCTTTTTAGTTTTTGCAGTATTGTAAGCATCTACAATCTCTACATTCTCAGTATCAATAGACTCTTGAAACACCTTTAATGTTTCCATATCCATATCAGATAATTGTAAATTAGTATCTGCATTTACTCCTATCTCTGGTACATAGAAAACATTGCCACCTTTTTTTTGCCTTTTAGTTTCAAGAGAAAAAGTACAATTAAACATAAGTTTTTTTCTTTTTTTCAATTGATCTAAAGCAGCACTCACAGGTGAGAAAGCTGTTCCAGTTACTCTGTATAGAACAGGTAAATTTTCTACGTTATGTGCCTTACCTTGTGCAGTTTTACCATCTTTAAAAGATAATAAACCATACACTAGTTTATAACAACGTATAGTTCTTTGCTGTTCTAATTGTTCTGGAGTAAGAGTTGACCTTTCTTTGAAAGGTATCTTACCACATTTAGTTCCACCTAGTATATCTATAGCCTC